GTAAGTGTATCACCTCGCGCTTGGACAGACGAACCAAGAGTTTCATCCGGGCGTTCGGAATCCACTACTCGCGGTTACGCAGCCGCTTTCAAGAAATTTAAAGTGTCAACATCTGAATCCCATGTTACGTTAGCTGCCTCAATGTAAGAACGCTTCTTTACAATTTCTTTTCTTGTTCTTTTGAGAAAACTATCCAATCTTTCAGCATACTTACTCATGCCAACATATACTCCAGTTGCAAATAGGTTCCCCACGTGGATTAATATGCTGATCCACTCTTCCTTCAATGTTTTTGTCTCAGGTATCACTACTATCGCTGCGCTTAAACTTGATGTTATAATTGCGATAACGCTCATAATAAATAAAATCAGTCTGATGAAATCATAAATTCGTTTTTGATGATTATACTCTTTTTCAAGTGCTATAATTGTACGGGATGACACTCTCTTCTTGATCTCTCTTACACACGCTGAATCACGTAGAGCCTCTGCGAATGAAGCATATGCAACCTTCTCTTCTCTTTCAGCTTGTGTCGCCGCAGTTGTATCATTCATCGCATTGTTTAATACTCCTAAAGATATACTACTGAAATCTTTTTCGCCATTCGTTCCCGTAGGCGCTGTTGGATATGCCGGTGGTTGATATGGCACTACACTCATTTCTGATTCTGGTCTCATAGCTTTGTATTCATTTAGCGACCGCGCCAACATTTCGGTGATTATTTTAAC